TTCTCCGGTCCGATACCTACATACATCATTCGTCCTCCATGCCGATAATTGCTTTTATACTATCTGCGTCCACAAAATTTCCTTCTACGAACGACAAGAATCCAATTAACGCATCCATCTTCCCATCTAATCTACAAAGACGGGCATATTCCTGTTCGCTTACATAAATTTTATTGTTATCCATTGCTTATCCTCCTAAAATCTGTTACTATATTCTTGATTTTTTGTCAGAGTACCTACGGCTCCCCAGCCTTTTTGTAGGTGCTCATTTTTAATACCCAAACACCAGATACCACGACAGTAGCACCAGTCCGAACCCGATAACAGCTGCTGCAACCTTATGCCAGTAAGGCTTGTCCTCTTCTTCTGGCAGCTCTACGGAGACTGACCGGATATCCCAGCTATTCAAAGCGTTTGGATGTTGAGTAGTCTGGCAGTGGTAAGTTCCTTTCACTTTCACGGCTTGTCCTCCTTTCACAACAATTACAATATTAAGCCGCCAAGTCTCTGTTTCTCTTCTTCCGGGATTCTCAACGCCTTGCATATCAGCCTTAATTCCCGTAAGTTAAATTTATCCGGCTCACGTATTTTGGCGTACAGGGTGCTTTCTGGTATGCCTGTAAGAGCCGAAAGATCATCCATCCCTATATCCTTTAACCTTTTCGCATTGTCAATACTGCCACGCAAAACCCGGTTTTTTATTTCGTTTTCTCCAACTGCTGTTCTTGGCACGTTATCAATCCTCCAATTCAACTCCCAAGATATTGCCTTTTGCTGTTACTGTTTTCACAATTTTCCCACGCCATTTCTCGCTTTCCGGATCAATGTTGCCTTGACGAAAAAGCGTTGTTTTCAAAACCTTGTCCTCTGTGTAACTCACCCTCAATAGTGTGTTGCTTTCAATCACTTTCAATAGGTCGGTAAGCAGAAGACCAGAAAGTTTTTCAGTTTTAATACTGCCGGCTACAATACCTGGTGTCTTAATGATGCCATCAAAAACAAGGACATCCATTTTTACTGCAAGCTCCGCTATGTCTTCTCCCTCTGCCTGTTTTAGCTCGTAAGCTCTTACGCAATTGAGCTTCTTGCCGTCTAAAAATATCCCGTTATCGATTTTTACGATGCTAAACATTCTCTTTCCCTCCTTTTTCCTCTACTGCATCCATATCTGATCTCGCTTTCAGAATATCCATGCTATTCTTGGCAAGCATAAACCCCTGTGGATCATTTTCTGCCAGATACTTCGCTTTTTTAACCATTTCTGCAATCTCTTTTCTGTCTTTTTCGCTCATGCGTACCTCCTATGCTGCATTTAAAAACTTATTGATAAAATACTGCTGTCCTTTGCCGGTTACTTTTGTGGTTTTGTTAATCCGAACGGAACCATCTGGATTCATAGCTGTTGTCTCTTTCACTTCAAACAGCCCTAAATTCATAGATTTCTGTGTGGGCGAGTTCCATTCCGTTCCTTTTCTCTTACTCAGATACCCATTTTCACGCAACCACTCAAATAAGCGCTTCTGCCCTGTTTCAACGCCGTTCTGTTTCAAAATCTTCGCCAGATCGCCGATTAAGATGGATGTATGACTGGTAGCGACAGCATCCGCAAATATCGCTTTCGGCTTCATTTCCTCGATCTGCGCTGTCTGCTCTTCAATGGTTTTCTGCGCTTCAAGAACTGCCAGTGCAAGAAGTTCTTTCCCCTGTGGAACGTGCTCTTTGATGATATTTTCCATCTGATGAAACCGTTTGATGTATTTTGCCGTGAACTCTGTTCCTTTGACTCCGGTGAGTTTGTGGGCGATAAATTCGCAGCCTTCTTTCGTAATCAGATAGCAAGGCAGCACTTTGTTTTGAGCTGTTGTGTAGGTCGATTCTGAAAAGAAATCGGTGTGTCCAATCTTGGACTCTCCTAATTGATCGATATAATCTCTTATATCTCTCATAAGCTTGTTGTGGGCTTTCCCCACCATCTCAGCCACTTCCCGGCTGTCTAATTTCTGTTGTAATTCGTTCAATACCTTTTACCTCCTATTTTATTGCCGTCGTAACCTCCGTGGCGGGGTTGTTTTTTTTTTTTATTTTTTTTGAATCTTTATTGTCATTTGTTTCTTTATCTCCTATAATTTGCTTACAGGCATCTGCCAATGCCGAGTAAATTAAGAAAGGAGTGTTTTAACCATGAAGTTAAATCCTGAATGTATTCGAGACATACTGATTGAAATTGAAAGCAACACCGGCTACCAATCTATGTGGACATTTGATGAATCGACTGCCGAGAGTGGGAATTTAAGCCAATACACATATGAAGAACTTGCATACCATATATCACAATGTAATAAAGCTGGACTGATAGATGGCTACAAAGTCTATGATTTTGGTGAATCTGGGTTTGTATCTGATTTATCTCCATATGGTCACGAATTCCTGGCTAATATTCGGACTGACACCGTGTGGAATAAGCTAAAGGCTACCGGAACCACTTCTCTTCCAATACTTTTTAATCTCGCAAAGGATTTTGCTCTTGCGTATTTTCAGGGAAGGATACTATAATTTTTAAATTTAGTTCGGCGTTGCCTTTTGGTAATTCCGAACTAATTTTTATAGTGTATCCTTCAACACCAGTAAGGCGTACACCATCCAGAATCAATCTTCCGTTCTCGATACGCAATGGCAATATTTTCATCTCTCTCACCTCGCTTTCTTTAAACTCTGTCCTCTGCATTCAACCGGGTTGGAACGGTCTAGGCGGTGTTCTTTCTGATTCCTGCCGCCTGCCTGCATTACAGTGCCGGAACGTTCCGGCTTATTCAATTACTTTATATTCGCTTACTTCTCTTTCTACAAGGACAAGCTTTCCTTCATAATTATTTGATTCCACTAAATCATCAAAACGATTTTTCACTTTTTCGTAACTTGTGCTTGTAAATCTGTAGGGAATTCCTTGATAACTTAATGGAATAAAAAGTTTTCCGTTTTTCACCGTTCTGATTGAATATTCTTTCTTCATGTCCTATCCTTCTTCCTCCCCGTCATGCCGATAGGTCAGCATTAAAATTAAATATGTAATAATGCAACTTGTTTTAACTTGTTTTCTTTTATATAATCAAGAACCTCTTCTTCTGTTCCAGCCACCACTGTAGCCGAACATCCTTTTGTTACTTTATCCAGATGATAGAAATCTTCATTGTTTCTCAAAAAGAAATTTGAATTTCCTTTTTTATAGTGTGTTGCGTACTCGCCTTTTCTCATTGTTCCAATTACCATATCTACAACTGTCATTTTCATTTCCTCGCTTTCGGTTTGTGGTGTTGTTTTGTTGTCTATGGTTACATTATACTGACCTTTGGTAACTTTGTCAACTCTTTTTTGTTGCCTTTGGTAACTTTTTTTCTTGACTTTGACTTTTTACTGATATATAATGTAATCAGAAAGGCGGTGAATGAATGTCTTACGGGAAAAGAGTATTTGATCTGAGAAAGCAGTTAAATTTAACTCTTGAGAAATTCGGTGAACCACTAGGAGTGACTAAGACTGCGATCTCTAGAATAGAGAAAGAAGAACGTACAATAACAGATCAAATGGCTAAAGCCATATGTAGAGAATATGGAGTGAGCGAAGAATGGCTATTATCTGGAACAGGAGAAATGTTCAAGCAGCCATCAGATGAAATAGGCTATTATGTAGAAGATTTGCTGGAGTATGACGGACATGGAAATCCTTTTTACGATATGATTATAGAAATGATGAAGAAGTATCAAGAATTGGATGAAAAGTCAAAGACCGTTATACGAGAGTACTTCAAAAGCGTAGGATCTGGATTAAATGAGAAAAGGGAAGACTAAAGTCTCCCTCTTCGCTCCAGATACCTATATAATATCGAAACAAGCTGTTTGATGATTTTGTAGTCATTACCATCTAGCTTGGATAACAAGATATTTAATTCGTCCATCGCAAGTCCCTCCTAACTGCAAAAACACTTGTTCGAAATCCCTGAATATATAATACTATCTCAGGAGACAAAAATCAATATTTGTTCGAACATTTGTTCTGATATTTTATAAGGCTTGATGGAATATTTTGATTTAATACGATATAACGGAAATCAACCAGAGCAAAATTGCTCTCGTTAATAATTTGGATTTAATATGATATAACCGCTCCTGCGTTTATATAGAGTAAAGTGGTGTTAAAGTGCACAAGAAAGTGAGGAAAAAGAAATGAAGAAGAAAATTGTAGCAATGTTATTAGTTGGAGCTATGACATTATCTATTACAGCGTGTGGTGGAGATACTGAACCATCCAAGGGAAATGAGACAAAAACAGAATCCACAGCAGAACAGAAAGAAGAATCAAAAGAAGAAGCGCAGCCAGTGGATGACGGAATCATAGATTTTACAGCAGAAAAATTTAATGTAAAATATGTACGACATGAATTTGCGAATGATTATGAGGGAAATAAATGTCTGCTTTACTATTATACCTTTACAAATAATTCGGACGAAAACGCAACAGCTGGAATTGCTGCAAACGTACAGTGTTTTCAGGACGGTGGCGAGTGTGAAATGGGAATCATGGCAGAACAGAACGACTCTATGAACAATTACGCTATAAATGAAGTGCAGCCGGGTGGAACGGTTGAAGTATGCCAGGTATATAAATTGAAGAGTGATACTGAGCTCACAATCGAAGCATCCGATATGATATCGTTTGACAACAAAAAGGATACTCAGAAAATCGCCGTGCAATAAAATAAAAAACCGCCCCAGTGCTACCAACACTGAGACGGAAATGTCGCAAGACACGCTACCAACGAACCTTGCACCCGTAATCAATACGGGTATCTCACCATAAGACTATCGCTCCGAAGAATGCAATAGTAAGCTCAAGAATATTGTATCATCTTCGGAGCAGCTACGCAAGCGGAACGTTTGTTTTGCGCTGGCTGTTATTTTTATACTTAATTTTAAAGGAGATGACGAAATGGCAACAGCAAAGCAACTGCCCTCCGGTACATGGAGGTGTCTTGTATATAGCCACAAAGAAAAGCTATATGACAGGGAAGGAAAACCAATTATCGACGAGAAGACAGGGAAACAGAAGGAAAAGAGAATCTACGAATCTTTCACAAGCAATCTGCCAGGAAGAAAAGGAAAGCAGGATGCAGAAGCGCAGGCAGCTACGTTCCTTTCAGAAAGAGATACTAAGAAACGGCCAGAAAATATGACTGTAAAGCAAGCGTTTAAAAGGTATATAGAAGCGAAAGAAAATGTATTATCAGAAACAACGCTGCGAGGTTATGAAACAATCATGAATAACCAAATTTGGGATATTGAGGAAATTAACATCCGAAAAATCACACAAGAGGATGTACAGATATGGGTCAATAATCTATCTGCAAGGCTATCTCCAAAAACTGTCAAAAATGCTTACGGTCTCTTCATTCCGGTAATGTCCATGTACGCTCCGGACCGGACGTTCAAAACTACACTCCCGCAATCCGAAGAGCTGGAATATTATACTCCTTCCGACCAAGATATTGTAAATCTTATAAACTACATCAAGGGGACAGAACTTGAGAAAGCTGTTCTTCTTGCCGCTTTTGGCAGCCTTAGACGTGGGGAAGTGTGTGGGCTTGAAAAAGAGGATATAAACGGAAATTCGATTAGAGTCCGGATTACAAGAGTGCGCGGAAGAAAAGGGATGATCGAGAAGTCACCTAAGACGAAAAAGAGTTACCGATATATTATTTTTCCAGAATTTGTTATACGGAAATTTGATGATGTAGAAGGAAAACTTGTTAAGATGCACCCGGAAGATATCTCTAAAAAGTTTGGGCGTATACTGCAAGCGGCAGGGATACCAAAGTTCCGATTCCACGATCTCAGACATTATACCGCATCGATCATGCACGCTATCGGGATACCGGACCAGTATATCATGAAGCGTGGCGGTTGGAAATCTGATCGCGTGTTAAAAAAAGTCTATCGCAACACGATTGATGCAGAAGACAAGAAATTTATCGATAAAGTAAACTCACATTTTGAGAATATGCAACACGAAATGCAACACGCAGAAAAGGAAGCGTGATTTTACGTGCGTTTTAATCAAAATTGTGAGGGTTCGACTCCCGCCAGGTCCATTTTATAGGGAATCGCGAAGAATCGCAGATTCCCTTTTTATTGGCTTTATCGGATATACTATTTTACAAAAAATATAATATTTTATAATTTGTGTTGCATTTTACACTGATATGCAACACGATATGCAACACGAAAATGATACAATATTCAGGACGGCAACTCCATCCGCCCAACACTCATATACGCTGCACGTAAAAAGGTGTGCATCATTTCGGTTGTCAGGATCATTCCTTCTGGCAACCGGAATTTAAAAGTATTTCCCGGTATCTCCATAAACTCTTGGTAAAGCAAAAATGTATCGTAAGATTCGTATATTTGATATTCCATATCTATCCCCTCCATTTATTCCATTATATCATAAAAATATTTTAAAAACTTTTCATTTTCCTATTGACTTTACGCCTTATAAGACGTATAATAAGACCATAAGATAAAGCAAAGGAGATACGAAAAATGAAAAAATACAACTTATCAAAAATTATGAGAAGAGCATGGGAACTGGTTAAAAAAGCAGGATTCGGAATCTCCGAAGCGTTGAAGAAAGCGTGGAATGAAGCAAAGAAAGGTGGAACAAAAATGACAGGAACAGAGAAACAGATCAACTTCGCAAACGATCTGATCAAAAAAATGAACGAGCAGTTTGATGCACTGATCGCAGAGTGCAAGGCAAAATATCCGGAAAGCGTGAGCATGTGGGAATCTCGCAAGGAAGAATACAACAGAATCCTTTCCGAATCTGATGCCGGACTCGTAATTGATCTGCTGAAGTGGAACAACGAAACAGCTTACATGAAATACTACCAGAGACTTATGTTTGATCTTAAACACGAACGCAATACAATGTGCAGAAGAATTTTAAGTGAAGTTTACGGAAAATAATTACAAGAAAGACATTGTAGCAAGACGCAAGTGATGTATATGCTGACCTATCGGCTACGGGGAGAAAGAGGTAGAAAAATGAAAATCAATGGAATCGGAACAATTAAAAAAGAAGAAGCAATGAAGATTTTAACGAGAGAAGGAAGGGAGGCAGTTAAATCTGGGGAAATTACAACTGAAGAGCTTGGACGCATGTATAAGCTGGAAATGGTTAAGAAATTATCTAAAATCGGAAAATACGGTTGTACGTTTGCCGAAAATTATAATAGAGTGCCGCAAGAAATCGCCGATAAGTTATCACCGGAAGAGATTGCCGAATTAGTAGATAGTTTTTATGATTGCTATAGTGATGGGAGAAAGAGGGGTGAATAGAATGAGGGAACATTTAAGCAGCGTGCAAAGATTAAGAAAGGCTACAGGGCTAACGCAACAAGAACTTGCCAATAAGACTGGTATTAACATTCGGCAGATACAGAAATACGAGTACGGAGAGTACGATACCGGAAAAATGATGCTCAGGAACGCAATTGCTCTGGCAGATGCGCTGGAATGCGACGTACGGGAATTGATCAGATAAAAAGAAAAGGATAAGCATTAAGCCTATCCCTATCTTTTAGCTATTTAAAGCTACTTCTAATATTTCAATCCGCGAAACTGTGATTTGCTCAGTCTCCGCAATACAGAGCATCATCTGTATTGGACAGTTTTATAATACCACATTTGTACGGGTGTGTAAATACATCCAGAAAATTTATCTAACAATTGTAAAGTTTCCCCTCAGAGAACTGATCTCCGAGGGGATTTTTATTAGAACAACTGGAACCGATCGATTGCCTGTCCGAACGCTCCAGCATATCCGTCCTGTCCACTTCCGGTCTCATTATCATACTGCCATGACCAGTAAGCTCCATTTACAGGGCTGACACGGTACTGTGCTTTCTGATAGCCGTATTTTGCCACATAATCCGCTGGAGTATTGTAGTACACCTCAATTGCGTCAATCGGCTGTCCTGTACCTGCATAACCATTGTCGTGGTCATTCCAGTTGCATCCTGTCACATAAGGCAACCAACCTCTGCCGATTACGTGGACTCTGTATTTTACGGAGCCTTTGTCCACCTTAATAGCTACATCCGTGATGCGCTTACCCTGAATCCCGGCAAAATCAGTGAGATTCCGTACAAACGGCAGGATTCGACCATCTTCCAGTTTGACGGCGTAAGTAAATACCACTTCTGGTTGCTTCTGTTGGGCTGGTGACTGTCCAGAACTCTGTCCACCAGGTACATAAGTTGGTGGGGTTACATTACCTCCCATATACTCCTTGATACGCTTGATAAAATAGGATTTTGTAGCTTCTCTGCCGCCGTGAATTTCTACAGATCTGTGCGGGCAAGATGTGGCATAGACCTCCTGATGCAGTCTGATTGTACTTGTGCTTGGCGTGATTCCATACTGCTTGCACTTCTGCGCTGCCAGCTGCAATGCTTTTTCATCATTTGCTTTAAATACATCCAGATCACCCATGCTCTGGCATACTTCGATACTCAGATAATTCAAATTTCCACTCGTATCTCCACAGTGCCATGCACAATTCCAGTCGTCCTCTGCCTGTAAGATTCCATCCTGTGCTACATAATAGTGCGCAAATCCGTTTTCCAGAGGATGTGTCTGTAACCAATTTCTGTAAAATTCTGCATTGGCGTTCTTACTTCCAGCGTCATTGTGAAAAAAGATACCTACCGGATTTCTCCCTCTGTTTCCTGCTACTCCACGACAAATACTCATATTTCTTCTCCTTTCTGTGCGATGTCGCACAACTTACATACCGTATTTAATGTTTTCCCACTTTTTATAAGCGTCAAAATATAGCTCGTTTTTATCTCCGTTGTATGTGATCTCATAATACATTCCATCACTTACCGGCGTACTAAGCAGCGCCTTGTGATTTTGCAGTGTCTTACAATACCAAACTACAAATACATCATCTACCGTCATGTTGTCAGATGCATCAGTCTTGTCTTTATTCTGATTAAAATAATCCGCTACCTTTGCTTTGCAAATGTTTAAAAATTCTCTGCTACCCATAATTCTTAATTCCTTTCCGTGCGATGTCGCGCAATAAAAGAGAGCCTGTTTCCAAGCTCCCTGAAATTATCTACTTATATGTAAGTGCCCGTTCTGAGTCTCCTGTCCCCGGCGTTGTTGGGTCTACCACTACACCAAGGATTGCCAGCACTGCAAAAAGCGCATTGATTACGGTCAACAGCTTATCCCCAAGGTCTCCAAGGTCGATGGTAAGCCCAAACACTGCCGCAATTGCCTGTATCAACAGTAAGATTGCCGGGATCAGCGCTACCCAGAAAGCCTTGTTTTTAATTCTTACAATCCAGTTAATTTTTTTCATGCTGCATTCTCCTTTATCCTTTTATTGGCAGTTCTTTTACTTCTGCTAATAGTTGCGTTGCCATTCCATTCCCACCGAGTTTATGGTATGCATCATACATTTCGATAAAATTCTCAATTCCATGCTTCGTAACATACCCTCTTTTTGTCCATTTTTCGTGGTACTCGATAAGTTGGACGCGCAAAAGTAGCATTGTCCCTGCACTATTTGCGTCCCTGTCCTTCTTCTGATTTTTGAGTAGCCACACAATGTATCCCATAAATGCTGTGAGTACTATCGGCAACGCAAGTTTATAGGTTTCTGTCAATATTTCTGTCATGTCTTTCCTCCGGTTTTAAAGTATAAAAAATAAGACCCTCACGGTCTTGCCCTAATCTCCATATAATCTCCTTAGTCGTCCGTAACCCAAGTGATCGACAAAATTCGCTCTGTCCAATCCGGGTTCTCAACGAAAATTGTAATTCCCCCATCACTGCCAATTATATACCGTCCAGCGCCAAACACTGACGATCCGGTCACTTCGATATACGGCGCATAAACATCAAACACCGGGCGATACCCGTCTGGGATTCTCACTTCATCGAATGCCCCGTGTCTTCCGCTGCTTGGAAACTTGGAAAGCATTGTGATTTTGCATGCAACCAGACATCCTCTTCTTTTTAATTCCACACGGATGTTATTTGCCGAGTTTGTACTTGTATATGGACCTTTAATCACTCCCGAATCGTAGTTTTGACAGATTCCAAAATCCAGCAGTACTCCATCTCGTTCCAGCAAAAGCTTGTCCTTAAATCTCGCTTCTGAATAGACATCAAACCCGTCTTTTTCATCGCTTGCTACCCCACCAATCGCAACGCTATGTCCTTTTCTTGCGACATCTACCGCTCTCGCCTGCGCCGGAACAATAACCGTCTCCTGCTGGTTTCCGCCATAATCCGTCACAGTTACCAAAACAAAGTAGATACTGCTCGTTGAGATATTTCCACTGCCGATCACCTCTGCGATGTTCCCACTTGTGGTGTTTGGATATGTTTCTTTGGCTTCAACCGGACTCCCGGAAGCGGTTTTCTGGTACTCGATCTTGACACTGGTTGCCTTATTGGAACTATTTAACGTCTGGTCTACTTGCCAGCTCCCAGTGACTTTAATGTATGTACCATCACTCTTTGGAGTTCCGCTTGAGTCGCACCGCAATGCAGTCAGTCCGGTAATTGTGGGTTTGATGTATGCGATCTGCCAGACTGCATACAAGGTGATATCCACATCTGTGCCGTAAGTAGACCCCGGCATGTACGACACCTCTCCGGCAGATGACGTTGCCCAACCCATAAATACATACCCGTCTCGTGTAGGGCGTGCAGAGGATAGGGTTAAGTTTGACCCGTATATTTTCTTTTGACTGCCCGGCGCGCCCGTTCCTCCGTTTGCATTGTAAGATACGGTATGTTCCCACGTGATAGCCGAGAGTGCGTAACTTCCGCTTGCTGAGATTGTGGACGGGTTGATTCCCGTGTCAATTGTTGCGGAAAATCCTATGTTCTTGGACTGTCCGCTTGTCGGCATCGTAATGCGGAATGTCTTAGTTCCGCCAATGTTTGTCCATATCCAGTTCCCTCCACCGCTTCCAACTGCAAATGTTGCGCTTCCGGAGGTGTTCTGTCCGTCACAGCTCATGCTGTATGGTGCACCGCCGTAATTGTATCCACCCCAGTCAAATGCAATATCAAATCTGATATCTACATCATACTGATGCGTGAGATTGGCATCTCCTACACCACGTACTGCGGTTACATATATTCTCCCCGTTCCTGCCATAAGTCCCTCCTACTCAATATATATCAGTGACAGATGCCCGTCCCCATTGTCCAACATTGCATAGTTACCTACACCAACCCTTTTGGCGCTTAGGTTATCAACTTCTGCCACCGGCATATACGCTTTTTCATTGCCAAAATACGCCAGCCCTTTGTCTCCTTCGTAAAATCCTAGGCGCGAGTTCGTCAACCTTGCCTTCAGGTCATTACTTGTTCCACCCAGTTCCAAAAACGGCGTAACTCCATCCGACCCCTGCCGTACCCATGTATCAATGACCTCTGTTTTTCCATCCACGTACTGCACCGTGTTTTTAAATTCCGCACGAACTTCATTTTTGTACGTCTCAAAACTAGTGTTGATATTGTTGACGCTGGAGATTGCTGTGTTGGCTGATTCCTGTGCGTTTCCTGCCGCATCTTTCGCGTCTTCGATGTCTCCCGTGTATGCTTCTACCCATTTTTCGCCGTCCCAGTACTTAAGGACGTTGTTTACCGTGTCGTACCAGAGTTTAGTCTTATCGTCTGGTGGTGTTTCGGATTTTATTGCTCCATCCGTACCATCTTTGCCGTCATCCCCCTTATATTTCGACCACTGGTAATCTGCCGGATTATTACTTTCCGTTTGAGATTCCTTGTTATAGGCAAATCCGATGTAATATTTTCCATTCGGGCTGTCGGACATCCCACTTCCACTGGCATCATCAGCAAATTTAAACCATGTGTAATAAGTTGTTCCGTCTTTTCCATCCTCTCCGTCCATTACATCCGTGATCGTAACCTCGTAATACCCACGTTTTATCCCATTTTCCAGAGCCTCAAATGAGTACACAGCCTTGGTATCCACATCCTCTGCATTTACCGTCACGCTCTTGCCAACATAAAACTCTGTTCCATCTTTGCTCCATCGTATCTCCAGTTTGTCTGCCACATCCACGCCGTTATCGTAAGCGTAAGCTGTCAGAGTTGTGCTGCCGATCCCGTTTTTAAATACAATTCCGTTATCCGTAGAGATACTGCTGGTGTAAATCTTTGTTTTGTTAATCAGATCCTCTACTTTCTGTAGCAAATCGTCGGATATTTCGGATGTCAACTCTTTATAGTTGCTAAACACCGTCTTGGCAGTCTTTGGGTCAGTCAGACTGCGTACCTGCTCCGATACCCTCGCCTGTAGATAGAGGACTGGTGTCCACTCCTGATCCTGCATCCTCACGGTGTCCCCGATGTTGGTGTCAAAATATCCATCCACCTCATAAGTCACCACTGGCTCGGATGCGGTTTTTAGATCGGATAAAGCCATACTGTAGAGCTTGTCCTTGTTATCCGTATCATACTCTTTCCGCATCAGGATGTAAGCATCCTCTTTATTTACGATATTTGACGGAAACCTGTCTCTCGCCTGTGGTGCCCGGATGATCGCACCGTCTGTAAAGTATTCCAAACGTCCGCTTGCATCGTATTCTTTTTTATCCAGTCCATTAATCGTCAGCCCGTCTTTCCCGGTTGGGATGATGCAGGTGTACAGGTTCTCGGCATCTGTGGTTTTTCGGATTCCGGTGATCCCTTTCCCATACCGCAAGACAACATCATTTCGGAATGTTCCGATTCCGCTATCCTTATCGCTCTGCTCCCGGTATACATTCAGCACAATCTCTTTTAGGGAGTAGTCTTTGTTTAAAACCGTCTCAAATTCAATTTCCGCAGAAAATACATTGGCCAGAGAAAATAATCGTTTTAAGATGGATGTGGTGCCTGTCCATTCATTCGTGATCCGTTTATCGGATACCTCATTCAGTCCCAGCCGAACGGAATGTTCCGGGTCGAATACATTCAGGTATTCTTCAAAACTCATGGCGTTTTCTGCCTTATACGCCCCGGCATCCTCGTTGATCAATTCAAAGGACAATGACCATGCTTCCGCTGTCACCGTCTGTTCTGTCCGCTCTGTATGGATGATATTAAGGTAGTAATGTTTTCCCTTGGCAATAAAAGCTATCTTATTTCCAGCTGTGATGTGCACGGAATCTGGATGCTTTGCGTCTACCGTAAAGGTGTATGTATTCGCTGCTCCCTGTAAATATTCGTGCAGTTCATCGCCCCAATAGTGCATAGACTTCCGGTGATTGTTATCCATATAAGTCAATGGCTTGTCTCCCGTACTTAGGATTGCGATTCTTGCGTGCTCCATTACAGATATACCTCCCGTATTTTCGCTCTGATTGTTGGTTGTGGGCTGCTGAAATCTGAATAGTAAAACTGTACTTCCGTAGTTCCTGGCGGTACCTTAAAATAATCCGTTCCGGTCACCTCATGTCCGGCAGATGCAACGCCATCTACATAGACCTTGGTACTCTCTCCGTTGATCTGAACCACGCTTCCGGCTTGAAACCGGTTCGGAACGTCCCTTTGTGCATCCACACTGTGACTGGTAAATTCTATGGAGTATACGTGATTTTCTCCTATTCCCTCCCCGGATCCCCAGACACCAATAAAGATGCTGATTTCGGTCACCTCAATGTCTATCATTTCCGGCACCGTAAATGGTTTTACTTCTCCGTTGACATTAAACTCAAACCGATCCCCAAACTTGGAGATGCTGGATTTTCCTGCATTCTGCCCGGTTCTCGGATTGTCCCAGCTACAGTCAAACTCAATTTTTCCTTTATTGAGACCATTTACAAAAAACTCTGCGTAACCTCTGTTATTTCCAAGTTCATTCTTAAACACAGTCATAGCAGCCACGTTCTTTTTGTTTCGGTCAGTCATCAAAAACTGGATGACACCCCGGTTGTTAAATGTGGATGTCGTAAAGTAATGATGCCAAGACAAGGTGCAGTTCTTGGCTCCGATGTGTCCGTTACTGTCCATTGGTACTTGTTTTGTCCAGCTCGGACCGTGCCACTGCTCTCCTGTCCCATAATTCGTGACTCGCAGGGCATAACCTCCTGTTCCGTTGGTGATCGCGAGATTTCCGGTCTGCTTGTGCTCGCTTACAACGTGGACGGTGGTGGCATTGTTTAAGACCCAACCGCTTGTGCTTGGGGAAAAAATGTCATTGATGAGGGTTTCCGATGCTTCATAATCTTCGATGTCGGTTTCTTCCACCTTTCCGAGTTGGATGGTTCCATACTGACTGACAAGTCCAATGTATCCGTTTTCATGCTTGTGCGTGATCTCGTAGTCCACGTCTGCCCATTCTGTACCGTTGTTTTGAATGGTAATGGTCTGGTATCCGTCTTGCTGTACACCATTAAATTCAAATTCGCCGACAGAGTACGCTACCCCATCCGGGATAAGCCAAGTAATTGTGCCTTTCCCAAAAATCGCAACCTGTGTCACATCAAGGTTTCCGTCCGGTATCGCAAAAAAGTAGCGGTCTGGATAATTCCCAAACACAAGCCTTTTCGGCTCTGCGACATTTAGGATTTTCTGAATCGCATCATAGCTTGCTAAGATATCGCCTTTAATTTCAAAGGGCATTTCTATTGTTCTGGATTTATAAGTTGTATACCCGTATTCTTCCCCTTTGCACAATTCTGCGCCGTCCAAAAGTTCTGTTTCCCGGTCTACCCCACTAAATGGGGAGAACCCGGAAAGCACGTTTAAATACTTTCCGAGTTCTTGGTCGTTAAACTTAACTGATAGGCTCAATTTCTGTCTCCTCCTAACATCTTTTTAAAGTCTTGATTCTTTTTAATCTGGTTTTGCATCGGAGTGGCAAGCACTCTGGATGTCTCTACAGAGTCAATCTTATTGATGATCTCGAGTGGTCTGTTGGCAAGTCTGGATAGACGGTCTACTGCATAGAGTAGCTCGTTATTATCTGATGACCTCGTAGCTGAACTAGAAGCAACATATCCGCTTGCTGTTGGACTCGTTGACGCTGTCACGCCGATAGTTGCTCGCTGTATTCGCGACACCATCTTATTCGCCTGTTTTTCCATGTCCTTGTACGGTATGTTGTCCTCAAATCCAACACCGATACCGAGAGCCATGTTTTTTCCGACTTGATCTCTAAATACACGGGACGGGGAATGGATTCCAAGCTTGCTCTTGACCCAATTCAGAGCGTCTGTAGCAGCACTTACAGCAGCATCTACTAGCTGTCCGGCTGCAGAAGCAACACCGGATGCAATTCCCTTTATGATGTTGCCTCCAACGCTAAGCCAATCGACACTTAAAAATGCGTTTTTGATGGAGGAAATGATTTGCGGTATTTTACCTACAAGGTTTGGTATAGCTCGAATCAAGCCAGAAGCTAACTCTCCGATAATTTTAATTCCAGTGGATAAAATCTGTGGAAGATTACTTGCTATGCTAGCTACAAAACGTGCTATTGCCTGTGCTGCAGCGGATACGATAGCCGGCAGATTGTTTATGATTCCATCAACAAGGCGTAAAATCATCTGAACACCGGACTGCAATACTGAAGGGAGAGAGGACAAAAGACCATTCACAAAGTTCGTAATCACCGCTACTCCCTGAGTGATTAACTGTGGCAAATTTTGCAATATACCGATAACAAGTTGTGTTACCATCTCGAATCCCTTTGTAAGCAGTGCTGGAATTCCCGTTGCGACACCAAGTAAAAACTGGTTCAGCAGTTCCATCCCAGTGGAGATAAGCATCGGAGCATTTTCCATTATTCCGGTAAATAGTCCATTCACAATGTTTCCGGCAGCTTGAATCATACCGGCAACGCCGTTTTCTTCAAATCCTTGCGTCAACTGTTCAATTGCGCTAATTGCCGCAGGCAACAAAGACCCTGTCAATCCATCAGATATTGGTTTCACAACCTCGCCAAGAAGCTGTTGAGCGTTATCCTTTAATGTGGAGATCAGACCACTAAACGTCTGGCTTTGCTTTTCCATACTCTGGAAGTACTTTCCACCCTCAGACGTTGCCCTCTGCATAGATGCTGTAATTTCATCGACAGAGATCGTTCCCTTGCTGATTCTGTCGTACAGTGACGCCATGGATTCCCCTGTGCTCTCAGAAATTTCTTGCAGTGGATTAAATCCAGCTTCAATCATCTGTTTGACATCTTCCAACGATACCTTTCCAGCAGAGGACATTTGACCGTAAGCAGTAGCAATTCTGGACATTTTTTCGGCAGAGCCTTGGGAAATATCACCGAGCATCATCATGCTGTCCATAGCTTCATCTGCGCTAAAGCCATAGTTCATTAAGAGCTGTGTAGTATCTGCCAAGTCTGGAAGTTCAAACGGTGTTTCCGCTCCAACTTTCTTTAATTTGTGGATTACTTCCGCAGCCTTTTCTGCGGATCCAGTCATAACCTCAAATGATGTCTGGTAAGACTCTATGGATGCATTGTATTTTACTCCGGCTACAACACCAGCTCCAAGCGCAGCCGTCACAGCGCCAACCGCAGCAACTGCCACTCCCGCACCTTTCTTGGCTATTCCACCAAGTTTAGAAATTCCGGAATTAAATCCGGATTCATTTATTTCCGTATCAAATTTTAATGAGCCATCATAACCCATACTATCCCTCCTTTATGGATAGCACAGGCTCATAGGCTCACTTAAGTGCTTTATTTCTTAATTTCTATTTCTTTCTTACAAGTCCGACATTTTACGTAGATACCGTGGCTTTTGGCTGTATTGTCTGCAATAGCAAGTTTGCAGCCGCACGCAGGGCATCTAATCCAATCTCGGACTAATATTGGTTCTTTTTTCATGATTCCACCTACATAAAAGCGTCACCGATTTCAAAATCAGTCAATTCTTCCTGTTTTAACTCGATCAGTTTTTTAATTTTCTGGATTCTCTTTTTCTCTTCCGGGTCTTTAACTTCGCTCAGATCAATCCCTCTGTACATAATTCTTTTCTTGATCTCATTGTCTTCTGATAATCCATCAAAAAGCATCCGGAATTTCCACCAATGCAGATATTTAATATCAATCAAGTCAATCCCGTAATCGCGCAAAAATGCTGATAATATATAGGGATAATCGATGGAAAAGGAAAAAAGATTCTTCTGCCTCACTGTTCCGGTTTGACTGGCTTCTCCGTCTGAAAAATCAGCACTCATAAAGTCGCATAATGCGTCAATTGCAGGCTGCGATATTTCGACATCGTCGAGAAAATACTCACTCAAAATCAACAGCTTATCCACGGACTTGATATCTTTATCTTTTAACATATCCAAAAGAGAAATATAGTCCCGAAAATCGGTTCTGATTTTTACAAGCCTTCCGCTTACCATTACCGATGTCGGGAGGGCTTCGTAGAAGAGGTTCATCGGTTCTTCTTCGCCCCTCTCCTTGCCTTCCTGTTTGGTGCATACTTGTTAACCATGCTGTTATATCTGGACTGCTCGCTGTTCCGGAGATCAAACAAAGAATTGGCTGCTTTAACTCTCATGTCCATGCTGTTCTTGCCGAGAAACATTTTCCTGCTCGTTCCGTCTCCGAATAATCGGTCATAGAAATCATCAAAAACCTTGCATTGCGCCCTCGTAATCTCGGACACTTTTCCAACTTTCGGTACTTTTTCGGATTCTACAACCATTTTCTCATAGCAGTCCTCAAATTTTCCCATAAAATCTGCGTCTGTAAAATCGATGTCTGTTTCAAAATTATTAAATTTCCACTGGCTCATCGGCTCACTCTCCTATTCTTTCTCGTATTTTTTACCGCATTAAAATCGGCGGCAGCTACTCCCCCATGTAATCTCCCTTGGCGTAAGTAACTGTCTTGGATGTAATATCCACCTCTGTAACATATCCTTCCTCAACATCGGATACAGCTTTCAGCGATCCATTGTAAACCAATGCGTCTGTTCCATCTCCGTCCGAATCCGGGATAACTGCGTAAGTTCTCTTTGTTGCGTAACACTTGTCACCTTTCGTGTTCTTTTTGTAAAAATCCACCGTGACCACTTCCACATGTGCATCATCCGCAACTTTCTCACCGTCATGGATTTTTGCAATTCGCTCATGTACAGGATTCCCTGCATACATATCAAAAGAGTACTCTGTAGCCGGAGCATATCCAACTACATCTGATCTCTCGGTGCTTTCATCCACGTACTGTCTGGAGTACTCTTTCGGGTTTTTCCCGTTTGTCATTGCGGTAAAATTTGTCATTCTTTCGTATTTCGGCGAACTACCCGTTGCATCCGTGTTCATGAATGCCACACGCAAATGTCTGCCGACTAATTTTGGTGCTGCTGCTACTGCCATACTTATACCTCCTGTGTATAAATTAAGCGGCACTCAATACGATACTTTGCGTTTTCACCGTTCATATCGTACAAGTAACCGCTGTTTAAAGTTTCGATTGATATTGGGTTCTTCTTTTCTCCGAGTTCCGGAAGATTGTCATTAAAACTCTGCTGTTCCAACCACTCTTCGAAGCTCTGGAAAAATCCACTGTTTTCAATGTTAATTCGTGCGTCTTGGTCATACTCTTCTTGGCTTGTAAATGCGAATTGGAACTGCTTCTTTGCCCCACCGTCCATGTATCTCTGCATGATCGGGTCGCATGGGAGAGGGTCAACAGAGTACCCCATATCCGTTCCAATGTAGTCCACGTTCACACGTCCATCGCTTAAAAACGGACATGTGAGAATGTATGATCTGACGCTGTCAATGAGATTTGACATACTTAGCCGCTCCTTTCAGGATAGAGTCTTTGTGGCGGTTTTTCATGCGCTCAAACCATCGTGATTTTTCCTTGTGCTCGTAATACTGTCTACGTGCATAAGGTGCAATCTGGTTGATCTCACCACTTCCAATTACGGTGCCAAGGGTTGCTGACTTAACAAGTACTCCTGTCCGTCTTGGAGTCTCCGGGTTCATACGCCGGATGCATTCAGAGTCAACAAACTCCTGTGCGCTTGCGAAACCAGATTCCATATTCGGTTTAAAGTTCGGATTCCAGTCGAGTCTCGCTATTGTCCTTCCTTTCAAATCTCCCTTGGAAATCGTGTAAGTTGATATCTTACCTCTCGGTGTCTCAATCTTAAATTTCTTCTTTCCTTTTGCCATTACACTCCCACCACCTTAATATGCGGATTGCCGCCAAAAGTATTGTATTTTGCAGATGTAATTCTAGTCTTGTCCAGTCCGTCCAAGTCCTTAATCGTCTGCATGTCAACCTTGCAATCGCCTTTTACAAGGTAATCGTCTTTTTTAATTTCCACGCTCGTATCCGGGATTCTGACAGTGTAGGTGTCCGCTTGCTTTAATCCATCTGTCGTGATCTGCGACTTTTCATTTTTATACCACCATACCTCAGGTATATATATCCGCTCCCATTCATCCAGCCGAGTAGACGGGTTGTATTTTCGGCTGTACAGTGTAACATCTGTGTTCGTTAACATATCCCTCGATAAAGCAATCCAGTATTGCCAAGATATGTTTTCGCAATCCGGTACAGCTTGGATTCAAGTACTTTATTTGCATCCTGTCCGTCAACACACTCTGTCACATAAGACACAGAGTACCCGTCTGTATTTTCGGATTTTACGAGCGCGCCGGCATTTGCTGTCAAATTATAGATGACATCGCACATCTCACAAAGACACGATTTGATGCGGTGCTCATTTTCCGTGTCGCTTTCTGCTCT